GACGGCTGTATTGTTTCGCTTCTATAATCCATAATGCTTTATCCACCAATCTAAACGGTTTGTCGTCCTACAACTCTCCCCAATTTGTAAAACGGTCTTTCTGATTATCTCGCAACTTATCAACCCACTCCTTGTCTCCCGATTGGAACGAAGGAAAATTAGCATTTAAGGAACTAGAAATCTCTATCGGAACATTAAGCATGTCCATAGACACACCCGACATTCTGCTCAACGCATCAATGCCCATAGACAAAGCGTCTATTTGGTCATCATGTTTTCCACTGGGGAATTGCTGTGCTTCTTCTAAGAAGTCATCTAGCCAAGGGGCAGAAGTAGGAAGGAATACTCTACCACCCTCTATAAGAGGTGTTATGGCGTTTAGCCTCGCAACTTTATCCTGCACAACTTTATACGGAAGAACAGCTATACCAGATTGATTTCTCAACTCCTGTATTAAACTTTGTCCTGATGCTTTATCCTCAATATACATACCCCGTAAACCCCTGCCACGCCACTTAGCGTTCAGCGTTGTACATGCTCTTTTTAATTCTGGAAAATCATACTTGTTTCTTATGATGTCTAAGATGTACATGTCTCCGCCTTGGTCTGTACCAAGTACCATTAAGACAGAATAATCTGATTGTTCTGTTTTCTTAAAGGCTGTGTCTGCGGATATGATTACCGTATTACATTGTACCTCTTTAGGTTCGTATTGTCTCCACCAACTTTGCTTTATAAGATTACCACCCGCAATGAATGGCTGTTGTTGGTATAACGATGCAAACTCTCTAGGGTCTAATCTTTTTCTTTTCTTTAATTCTTCTAACGGAAACCTTTCGCTCCACAAAGCTGTCTCTTCTGTCTCATAGTAAATTCGCTTTGCAGGAGATACTGTTGACAACTTACCTCTTGGTACATGTCTTGGGTCTTCTATTGGTAGGTCTGTGACGCTACGCTGTAGTGTTCCATTGCTCTCAACGATGGCAGAAAAGTTTATATGTGTCCAATCGCCTTCTTTCCAATCTTCTGTGTCCATCAATCTACCCGCAACATCGTCTGGATGCCAACGAGTTAGTATGACTATCTCTAATGCGGCTGTTCCATCTGGCTCTGGTTGCTTACGAGTTGTTAATGCGGAAACATAATAGCTCCAAGTTTTGTTTCTCTGAGTTGCACTATCAGCTTCCTCCCTTGCTTTGATAGGGTCATCAAGAATAAGAAGGGTAGCAGCCCTACCCGTAGTAGAACCACCAATACCTGTAGCAAAGTAAGTACCACCCATTGTAGTACGCCAATCATCCACGGCACGGCTCTCGTCCGACATCGCAAAATCAGGGAACGCCTGACCAACAAAAAGTTCACGCGCCAAATCACGCACTTGACGACCAAATGTCTTAGACAAGTCTTGATTGTATGAGGTCGAAAGTACGTTCCTGTTCGCTTTACGAGCAAGATAATAGACGGGGAAGTGGACTGTGGCGATGAAACTCTTGGCATGTCTGGGGGGCATGGTAATGAGAACTCGTTTTGTTCCGAGTGTTCCTTTTTCGAGTGCATCCAGTGTCTCCATTAGTTCGATTTGGAATGGAGCAAACTCCATGTCAGGGTTCAATGCCTTAACAAAGTCCACAAAAGAACCTTGAGCCTTTCTTAACGCTAGTAATTGTCTGGCGGCTTGAGCCTGAGTTACACTTACCACGCTTTACAACTCCAATATCTTGCACTTGTCTTCGGACCGGGCGTAGCACACTTGTGTCTCGCTCTAAAACTCTTTCGTCTGGCAGGAATACTCTTCTTAATTGTCATGTTGGGGTCTCCAAACCGCACAATTTTAATCTTATCTCCATCGCTTACGCAGACAGCAGACTTCTTTGGCTTACCGGGAGTTCTAAATGGCTTGTTTAGGCTCTTCCCTTTGCACGGACCACTTGCTTTCTTCTTCGCCATCGGCTTTTTCTCCTTGTTCTTCTAAATCTACCACACTTTTCTCCTGTTCGTCTGCCCTTGCGGCTATCTCTTCTAGCTCTTGAATGCTTAACTGGTCTACTTTCTTAGTCTCAACGGTGTGTTCGTTGAAGCTATGGTGTAAATCAGGCATCACTTTGTTGAGCATCATTCCAAATACACGGACTTGTTGGTTATCCCACTTGACCGTTCCATCTAATACGCCACGAACCTTGGGGATGTTGTTACGAACTACATCTAATACGCTTCTTCGTACTCTATCAACCTCAATAGGTGTGACAGCAGGTAGTCCTCCTGTGGATTTAGTGGGCGATGGGTTTTTTCTAACTGTTGGCATAACTAACCTTTAACATATATGTTACACGATTTCAAATTTTGGTGCGAAATTTCGGACTGCACACCATGACATATAAAAATCTGGGCGGCGGTGCGACCCCCACGCCCCCCATCTAATGACAAAGTCTGACACAGTCTTGACAAGAGTTCCCTCAAGTCATTGAAATTGCTGACGTTTTGTGTCCCATAGAGGGACATTTCGACCCCTTTCCGACCTCGTGTGTTTCGCATAAGAACTCCTAGAGGGTAACTTAATTGCTTCTTACGAAGCTTCGTCAATCATATCAACGGTTTGCCGAGTTGGTCGTCCTTCCCCCCAAAGGGGGTTGGAGGGCTTTCTGTAGTGTCAATCGGTGGTCAAGACGACTGCCGAGGATGACGAGCAATCAATCGGAGAAACACACATGACACAACGTAATCACATAAACCTCAAAGCCAACGAAATCATTGCGGGTGCGGAGAACGCAAAGACCGTAGACGAAGTCAACGGTTACAAATCAGAGTTTGAGTTCCGCCTTGCGAAGAACAAGCAAAAGCTTGCAGACCTTGCGGAAGGCAAAAACCCAAAAGGGTTGGAAGAGAAAATCAAACACCTGTCCGCAAACATCGCAAAGCTTGAGCCATTCGCACAAGCACTTGCACCAAAGACGAAGTCTTCCAAGCCAAAGGCTAAAGTCGAGACCGTGCAGGTACACGAGGCTACGACTGAGATGATGACTTTCCTCACAGGTCCAGCATCGCAGAAGTCGAAGTTGGCTTTCATCAAGGCATTGTCGTCACAAGCGAAGTAATCCCGTCAGCCTTGCACGAGACCTAACCCCTTACGAGTTCGCTCGTAGGGGGTTTTTTTATGCGCAGACGGTAAGTCTGATTTTTATAAACCCTAACAGTGGAGTACGAACATGCAGAAACAATCGAAAAAACCACAGACCATCACATACGAAACACCAACAATCTATTCGTATGTACAAATCGTTGAGCAAGTAGCCAACGGTTACATGGACGCAACAACGGTGCGAGATGCTCAAAGCTTAGTCGCCAACTATCCTATTGCAGACACGGAGGACGCACACAACGAGTTCTTTCAGTGGTGCAATGAGAACGGAGTGCAGACGTATGATGAGTAATCGTGAACAAGCAATCGAGAATGCTCTCAAGTATTACAACGATGGCATTCTTTCATGCCTTGCAACTGAGCAAGATGCAAAACGCAACAACAACGATGACCTGTACAAGTGTGCCAAGGTTAGACGAGTTGTCTACCAAGAGTATCGCAAGGCAATCAAGTACATGAGAACGTCAGGTTGCGACAAGAAAGAAGCTTGGGCGATGTATGGCATAAGTCTTGAGAGTTGACATCTGTCTCACTTATGATACATTGTCCTTACAGTAACACATAAACCATTGAGGTAATTATGCAAAACAAAAACCAATACAAGCGAGTGTCAACGATAGCTGACAAGCTATACATTGACGAGAGAGGTAGCCTTCAACCTTTACGAAGGACTATTAAAATTGAGCCAATGCAATATCCCGAAAGCATACACATGAAAGTAGCTAAGTTTATATTGACTAGCCTCGTGTGTCTCGGTTGCGGAGTGATGCTTGGTGTAATTATGATTGAGTGGATGGCGGGTTGTGGCGAGGTCACATACTACGCAGACAGAACTTGGGTAAGCAACGAGTGTATCTTCCAAGACAATGAGATAGCAAAAGGTACTTGGTAATGGTGCAGATGATAGCGGACTACACCGCAAGTATTGCATTCAGTCTTTACGGAGACAAATGCGAATGCTCATTCTGTCAGTCACGATTACTGCAATTCATTAACAAACGACTACCCAAGAACCGATTGACGAATTGGATTGCCGACCAGTTCTATTCGTTATCGTGTTGGATAGAGCAAAAGAGAGGAGGAAATAATAACTAACTACTC